GACTTGACATAACACCCTGAGTACTTTACTATTACAAGTATACCCTGAGTAAGGGTCTGGCCAGGGGTGTAGGTCAGCATGAGAAGACTTAGCGGTTTGATCTAGACTTACACTTAACTACTCTGTGGAGGTTTCCCGCTGCCACATAAAACAATACGGCGGGGCCAACATTTCAAAGGAACCTCAATGGCACAGCAACGCGCTAAACCAAAGACAATAAGAGCCGTTACTAAGTTCGACTCTGCAAAGAAGTCCATCAGTATTCTACCTAAGACAGATAAACAAGAGGAGTACATCAAGGCAATACTTGGTAAGGACACACAGATTGTTTGCTTTGGTCCCTCTGGCACAGGTAAGACTTATGTGGTCTCTAGTCTAGCGGCCTCGCTGTACAACGAAAAGAAAATCAAGAAGATCATTATCACTCGACCGCATGTTGAAGTAGGTGGTGAGAAGATAGGTTTCTTAAAAGGAGACTTCCGAGATAAGACAGAACCTTGGGCACTACCAGTGCTTGATGTACTAGAAGAACACCTAGGTAAAGGTGTAGTAGATACAGGTATCAAGAACGGTAACATTGAGATCGCCCCTGTAGGTATGATGCGTGGCCGCTCCTTCAAAGAAACCTTTATCATCTGCGATGAGGCCCAGAACTTAACCTTGTCACAACTCAAGATGTTGTTAACTCGCGTTGGAGAAGACTCTAAGATCATTGTCAGTGGCGACATTATGCAGTCAGACCTCAAGGTTACAGACGGGTTGACAACTATACTTGGGATGGTCAAGAAGTATGGCCTACCTGTACCCTTGATTGAGTTCGGTGTCGAAGATATTGTTAGAAGCGCCTTTACTAGAATGTGGGTAGAGGTGTTCATTAAGGAGAAGGTGTGAGGTATATCATAGAGACAGGTGTGCTTGATAATGTAGAAGTTGGTATAGATGCAATACGGACACTAGCTAAACAACCAGAGCTAGACCAGATGGCGGTAAGGTTTAACAAAGGTGGTGACTGGTTTGTCAAGGAGACAAAGACAGGTTACTCAGCAAAACAAGTGGAGTTTATACATGACGAAAGCAATGGAGAGTCTAGCTAAAGGAATAGGCATGGAGTACAACGCAGTGAGCAAACCAGCGCACTACAACCACAGTGACGGTATCGAGTGTATTGAGTATATCAAACAGGTACTAGGTAAGGAAGGCTTCGTGGCATACTGTCGGGGCAATCTCATCAAGTACAACCACCGAGCTATGTACAAAGGTAATCCCACCGAAGACCTAGCTAAAGCCCAACAGTACTTGGAGTGGGCTAATGAAACACTGAAGGAGATTCACAAATGATCACACTGATGGTTCTAAACTGCCTAGCTTCAGACCCAACTCAATGTCGCGTTAGTGTTAATACTGACCTTTTTTATATAGACACGCCATACTGTGAAGCCGCATTGCCTAATTACGTTCAATGGCTCTCTGTAAATAGACCAGAGATGGTTATGGTAGCCTATCTTTGTCATGAATGGGGTGTTCCTTCTTGACAACAACCCTAGATTGCTTTACTATTGTAGTACCAGTAACAAAAGGAAATAAGTATGGATAAAGTAAGCCTCAAGTACCAAGTGTTTAACCACCTCTGTTTGTCTAACCTGGAGTTCTCCTCACCACAAGAGTTCATGGAGTTGTTCCAACAGGCCACAGATTATATTGGTGAGGGTGCTACCTTCGATGAAGACACACGGCAGACCAACCTTAACCTAGTGAACTAATGTCGAGGAAGAAGCAGAAGCTAACACCCAAGGTAGAACCAGTAGACATTAAGCCACCCGTTGAACCACCCAAGAGGGCACCATCTAAGGGTAGGCCACGGTCTGCAATAACACTGAGGGACCACTACCTAGCCGCTATACTCTCAGGTCTCCTAAGTAAACCCTATCGGGAAGGTGACCAAGAGAACATAAAAAAAGAGGCCAACCGTTGGGCTGACCTCATGTTAAAAGAAGACTGATACAAGGGGGTTCCGAAAGGTTCCCCCTTTTACTTATTATCGACCAAGGGCATCGTCTAGGATGTTGTCTATTAGGTCACCACCTGCGTCTGCATTCTCTTTAATGAACCAGATAAGAACCTCAAGTTGTTTCTCATCCATGTCTGACAGCTCACTCTCACTGATACCAAAAGCGTCAAGTGTCTGCATGTAGTTGTCCCTACCTCGGGAACGTAGTCCCGTTACCTGCCAGATAAGCTCTGCCTTCTTAAGGTCAGACCCTGGAGCCTGTGATTTGAGCATGTCTCTCACAGCACCCCTAGCACCCTCTTCGCTACCAAGAAGTTTTTGTAGTGTATCCTGCTTAGTCTTAAGGTCTAGGCTGTCCCACCGACCACCTTCAAACAAGGCTGTAGCCATCATCTCAAGGTATGGGAAGACGTACTCGTTGACAATGTTCTGTGCCTCAGGGCTGCCTACCCTTAGTTCCGTCTGCCACTGAGGGCGACCAACATCGTTAAACAGCCTCTGGATATTACTTGCGGGCGCTACCGAGCGTACACCAAAGACACGCTCCATGCCAGCCCCAACATCCCTGTTGTTCGTAGCACTTTCCTTTTCAACACGGTAGCCTTCAGTACCTGGGATGTTCTCCAAGCCAATGAGGCTATCAAAGATTTGATCAGTGTACCGTAGGGCGTTGTTCAGTTGCTTGTTACCGATGTTACGTGTAGGCTCTATGTAGTTCTCACCCTCAGCAAAAGCTAAGGCTGTGTTCACTGGGTCTGCAAAGCGTGTCATACCTGAGACATACATACTAACAGAAGCACCAAGAGCAGTGCCAACAGCTTTCAGTGTCTCACCTTCTTCACCAGAGGCCATGCTTGAGATAGCTTCTTGCACACTACCAGCAGCATCACCAAGGTTCTGGAATACGTCTTGGCCTGCAAACTTCTGCATAAAGTCTTCAAGCAAACCTGGTGGGATAGCACCGTCACGTTTGATGTGAGCACCAATGCGACCAGCCATCTTCCAGAATGACAGAGGATAGTCGTACATACGTGTAACAACCTTACCGTCTGGACCACGGGATTCATGCCAAGCTAGACCATCCTCAAGGTTCTGTTCCTCTTCGGATGTAGCCCAAGCAAAGGCAGACCAACCAACAGCAGCCTTAGTGAACAACTCCATAGGGTCTTCCACGTTCTTGAAGCCCTTGAAGAAAGGACTAAGCACTAGGTTAGCACCTGAGTAGTCGTACATAAAAGCAATAGTGTTGTTGAAGAACTGTCCAAAGGGTACAAGAGCACCAAGGATAGGCACGTTACGCATATCCTCAATGGTACCAGCAACAAACTTTAGGAAGCTCTTAGGATCACCTGGCTTAGGTCCATACTTACGTGCGTACACGTTGCCTAGTGCAGCCTCTACAGCACCACCTTCGACCTCTAGGTAGTCAGTGTACTTAGACTTCTTAGGGTTCAGAAGGATATCAGCAATGTCGTCTTGACGCATAAAGTCACCCCAAGACATACCGTACTTGAGACGAATGTTCTTGTCTAAGGCGTATGCAAACTCCTGGGTCTTAGTCAACATGTCCTGAGCGGACACACCGTAAGCAACCTGAAGACCATCAAAGGCTTTCTTCAGACCGGACTTAGTGAGCTTCTCACCAGGAAGAAGGTTCAGTTCCTTCATGATGTCTTCTGACTCGACACCACCTGAGAGGTACCTAAAGAGTGCATCCTGTGCCTCTGGTCTGTACGTCAGGTAGTCCAGTACTTCATCACGACTGCCAAATGGATCAGCAAGGTTACGAAACTTCTGTCTCTGTAGGCCAGCCATAAGGGTAGCCTTCTTGGCAAACTTAGCGTAGCCCTCTGTGTTACCTACAAGACCATTGAGCACAGCAGTACCACCGTAGAGTGTACCACGGAGTACATCTGCAGAGGATTGTAGTGCTGAGGCTTGACCCCAACCCATTACGTTAAGTGCTGTGGTAGCAGGGTTAGTAACGAGCATACGAATGTAGGTATGCTGGAAGGCAGCGATCTTACCCTCCTTGACAGCTTCCTTAGCGGCATCCGATGGTGCATCAGCCAAGGCTTGGAAGAGAGCTTTGTCTCCTGTCAAACCTTTAGGGTCTTCCTTCATGACCTTAACCATGTCGTAGGCCATACGCTGTGCCCTAAGGGTGCGACCAGCATCACTGGCACTGAGAGCATTCTCACGGAGCCAACTACCAAGCTTCACTTGCTTACCGCCAGGGATACGATCAACGTAGAAGTCTAGGGCTTTCTGAAGGTCATCATAGAGTTCGTTAGGGAAGCTCTCGTCTTCGATAACGTCAATCAACCAACCGCTACGTCTCTGTCCTTGAGCAGCAGCAAGCCTATCAATAGGAATACCACCCTCGGTAAGGGCTTGACGAGTGAACTGTAGGAATGCTTCTGTTGTAGCTTGCTCATAGAGTTCAGAAGCAGGGTCCTGTGATTCCCGTAGGAACCTACCTTGCTCTACGTACTCTTGGAATGGTGTGAGGAACTCATCAAGA